ACCATGGCACCTACAATGTCCTGAACCCTCTCGGCATTAAGAGTTACGTCTCCAGAAGCAACAGTAAAGTCGGTACTGTCAAAACTAGCGATACCTTTATTTGAGGCAGTCGCATCCTCTACGCTTACTGTAATCGTTGCGTTTTCAGAACCACCACCAGATACGTCTATTCCTTCTCCTGCAGTAAGATCAGCTACAAAGTTACCTGTGGTGTCGGTACCTAGTGCTATGGAATTTGCCTGTATAGTAGTGGAGATCGTAACATCGCCGAGATTTGTCATGGTGGCGGAACCCGCTACGTCTCCACTTAAAGTAATTACTGAATCTGCTACATTAAAATCTAGAGTTCCATCAGAATCTTCGTAAGTGACTGCAATCCCTGACTCTGTATTGGAGCCTACCATTGCGCCTACTATGTCTTGGACTCGTTCTGCGTTGACGGTTACTGCACCCGAACTTACGGTGAAATCTGTGCTATCAAAGGAAGCTATCCCCTTGTTGGAATCGGTAGCATCTTCTGCACTTATGGTTACTGTTGCTGTCTCTGAACCGCTACCTGAGATGTCTATGCCCTCGCCTGCAGATATTTCCGAGACGTAATTACCTGTCGTGTCCGTGCCTAGAGCAACCGAGTTAGCGTTGATGGTCGCTGTTAGTGAAGCACTAGCTAAGTTAGTTATGGTTACGCTACCTGCTAGATCCCCTGCTAATGAGATCGTAAAATCATCTGCGTTGAAGTCTAGAGTACCGTCGCTGTCCTCGTAGGTGACCGCTAAGCCAGACTCCGTGTTGCTTGATACCATACCTCCGACTATGTCTTGTATTCTTTCTACATTGACCGTGACATCTCCAGAAGAGACGGTGAAATCCGTACCATCAAAAGAGGCGATACCCTTATTGGTTTCCGTTGCGTCTTCTGCAGAAATCGTGACACTTGCTGTTTCTGAGCCAGAGCCACTTACGTCTATGCCTTCTCCTGCACTTATATCTTGTACATAGTTACCCGTGGTATCTGTGCCTAAAGCGACACCATTATTAACGACTGTAGCAGTAAGAGTGGCATCGCCTAAAAGGGAGAGAGTTGCGCTACCACTTAGATCTCCTGCAAGTGTGATCGTGGGGGACTTATTAATAACGGTGTCTGAAGCTATATCCCCTGCATTGATATCTACATTGTTTAGTACAGGAGCAGTAAGCGTTTTATTGGTTAGGGTCTGAGAACCCGTAAGTGTTGTGACCGTACTATCTATGGCTACGGTAAGCGTCTGACCAGAACCCGTAGTATCTAGTCCAGTACCACCTAAAATGTTGAAGACTTGTGAATCTAAGTCTACGCTTTGCGCTCCTCCGCTATCGCCTTGGAAATCTATGTCTTGGGAAGTGACCTGTGCTAATACATACGCTTTAATTGACTGTTGTGTGGCAAGTGCCTGATTGCTGTCACTAGCGAAGTTATCTTCGTCTAGGATCTGGGTAACTGTCTGCCCTGTAGTGAAAGTTAAATTCTGGAGCTTAAAGTTCAGACTGGAAGCATTACTGTCGGTAGTAGCCTTCCATTCGGTATTGGCATGGTCGTAGATAAGACCTGAGCCGTTATCGTTTGTGCCTGCAGTATTACTAGAGACATCCCTGTTAAGAATTGTGTTTGGACCCGCGAGTCCTTGCGTGCCTACGGTGGTGACCGTGATTCCCGAAGTGTCTACTACGGTTATCGTATTCGTACTTGCACTCATCTTGAGATTCCTCTTCTAATTGCGTACGTGCCTTCTAGCACTCTATAAATATTGCCTGAGCCGTCGGTTATTTCTAGGTCATATACTCCGTCCCCTGCAGTTAATGCACCCGTATCACTACCTGATACGTTTATCGCTATTGTTCCTGCAGAACCTCCTAAAGTGAGTCTGCTGTTGCCTGTAGTTAGTGTAAGTATTGGGGATGCGGCTTCTGGGTTCTCTCTGAGATCCATCTCGGCACTTGCGTAGCCTGTTAGGTTTATGACAGTTCCGCTTGAATCCTTAAGCGTAAGAGTTTGGAGAAACGATGCTCCCTGCTCTATTATGAAATGATGGAATCCTGCTGCCATTAAAAAACCCTATAAATAATTTAGTTAAAAGCATGGAATCTTCCATTTAAGCGTCTGCTAACTTCATCTTATCACACTAAGATGATTTCTTTTTTGTACTTTTCTTAGTTGTTTTCTTAGTAGTTTTCTTCGGAGCTTTCCCGCCCTCGTATGCCTCATTGACATCGGGTGTGGAAGGATCGTCAGCTATGTAGTGTCCTTTGTCATTTCTAGCCCTAACTGGCTCTGTTACTTCTACGTCTGCTAAGTCGTCTACCTTGACTTCCATAGCCCAACCATTGGCCACGAAAGACTTCATTATAGAATCTTGCCACTCTTCACTAGCGTCTACTACTTCGTCTGCAACGTAAAGTTTGGTGTCCGTACCTAGCTCGTTAGATGCGGCAGGCTTGGGAACCACTATCTTATATTTTGCCATTTGTTTTTCCTCATAAATGAGGGGGCTTGCGCCCCCCCACATTAGTCATTAAGCGTTATGCGCTGTAAAAGCGTTATCTTCGCTGTGTCTAGCATGACTCTTCACAACCATGGCTCCAATAGGAGTACCATTGGAATGTGTTCCAGTCTTAGCCAATACAACTCGGATGTATCGTTTACCGCCAACATAACCTACTCTAAAGATACCACCTGCAGTGCCAGGATCACCTCCAGTAGTTCCATCTAACTTCAAGAAGATTCCTCCCGAAGCGATAGTACCGTCAATGATACCTGCCTGAGCAACATCAGTATAAGTTGAGTCGTCATCGGATTCCTCCAACGAGACTTCAAAGTGTACTGAGCTTGAAAGTGTATCTCCCTCTGCTCCAACATCTACTAGAATAGTGGCACCTTCGTAGCCTTGTAGGTCTACTCCAGTTCCATTCTCTGCGGCAGTTTTTACCGCATTTTTGATGCTTACAACAGGGACAATATTATTACTTAAGTCTTTCATATATTACTCCTTATGCGCTTATGTTTTGTTTAACGATAGCTTCTGCTTGGATGATCTGTCCTCCAACTCTACGTCTAGCAATGTATCTCACATTTCCAGTAGTAGCTTGGGTGAAAGGATCTCTAAGAACGGCCATGCTTACTCTGTCTACAATCATGTAGGCACGAGCAAAGTCTCCGAACACAACTGGTTTAGCTGAACCTGCAACGTCAGGCATATCAGTTGCCTCAACGTAGGGGTAGCCAAGAATCGTGTTAGTTACTCCACCAGTAAGCATCATGCCAGGTTGGAAGACGTACTGACCTGCAGTGTCTTTTAGCTGTCTGATTGCCGCTAGTGTGCTTCTATTGAAAATAAAAGTACCGTTTCTTGAGTATTCGCTCTTAATAGAGTGAACCAAGGTCAAAAGGCCATCTGCTGTTAAAGCAGTTCCAGAACCCGAGTTGACTGAACTAACAGATGAGTTAGTTAAGATTCCCTCTGGTTTTCCAACTGAGTCTCCAGAAACAAATGCTGTTCCTTCTGCCTTTGCGAACTGTGTAGCAAATTCAGATTGCATTTCTGCTTCTAAGTCAAAGACTGAGTCTTCAAGGTCTTGCTCTGAGATGTCTACCATGGCGTAGTATTCGTGTGCAGGAATTTCTTCTAGCCCGACGTTGTAGCCTGTAGTCTCAGAACGAGTTCCGCTTTCAGCGACCCACTGTGCAGAGAAAGTAGAAGTTCTTTTTGGAACCTGTACAGATCTTTGACCAGTGCTTCTGACTCTTGCGATTGATCGGATTGGCGAGATTTCTGTTACTGTTTTTAGTAACTCTCTAATGTACTCTGGCGGTGCAAGATAGCCTCCAGTAGTGTCATTACTTACAGTCAAGGCTTTCTTTTCAACGTCACTTAAGCCGTCTATTCCTTTTCTGCAGTACGCCTCAAATGCTTGCGTATGGTCGTCTACCTGTTTTGTGTCAAAACCACTTGACGGTCTTTTAAGGACAGTCTCAAGGTTATCCAACTTCTCAGATATTTTCTCATTCGCAGCTTTGGTTTGAGTGATTTCTTGGTTGATGTCTTCAAGAGAATTCATTTTTGCTTCAATGGATTCAATCTTGTCGTTCAACAAAGGGTCAACACTCATACCTTTTTCAAGTGTTTCTAACTTTTCGTCCTGAGCTTTTTTGAATTCCTCAAATGCTTTTCCGTACTCGTTAAGAACCTCTTTTACTTCATCTACCATAGTTTCCTCCTATATAGATTTTAAGGTTTGCGTTAAGTTTTTTATGGCATCTACCAATTCTGCACTAGATTCTATTTCGTCTAACATCTCGTCAGACTTCCTTTCCTCAAATACATGGTGTACGGCTTTTGCCGCTACCTTTGCTTCTGAACGAGAAAGATTGAAAGCATCTCGCATTCCGTTTTCCCATTCTCTAATAGTGATATCCTCAGATTTAACCATATCCACTTGCGCCCTTGGGTTCATTGGAAAAGTTACTAAAGATACTTCCATTAATTCTACGTCCTCTATGATTCTTTTGCGGGTACGCTTGTCATAGTGGTAACCTTTTTCGTTGGTTCTAAATCCTATTGACAGACCTGAGAGTGCGCCCATCTTCATAAGCTCGTAGGCTTCTCTGCCTGCCTGTGTTTGTAAGGCTAGTTTGCCTTTAACGTACAGACCTTTCTCGTCCTCTGCTATTTTCTCAAAGACTCCGATAGGCATGTCTGATTTGTGTTGATAAAGCATCTTGATTCCCTTTGGACCTTTCTTCTTAAGGCTCTTATAGAAGGCACCTTTCTTGATTACGTCATTGCCTAAGTCAGTGTTGTTAAATACCGAGCCGTAACCCTCAAAGATCCCTTCTTCTTTCTCGTCATCTTCGTGACCCATCTTGAGTTCTGCCGCTACTTGCACATAGCTTTCGTAATC